TCTCTGAGGACTTTATCTTTTCTAGATTAGATAGAGACTTTTCACTGGGTTTTACAGCCATGTCGTTGTATCCTCCTGTATAGTTCCGATCTTATCTTTCCAAGATACAAGATCATTAGTTAATCTGTGTTGATGTGTTCTGTATGCTTCAAATGCAATAGCCAAAGCCATAACGGTATCGTCATAGTTTCCTGCAAGAGCATTTGTAGATCCGTTTTCATTTGAGACATATGTACGCAGTTCTGAGATAATAATATCACTAGAGATATCTATATCGTGTTCTTCAATAGCTCTTTTAAGGTTACCTATAATCATTGGTTTTGTACTTACCGTTGTTCTAAATCCAGGTTTACTACCTTCTTCATTAGCCAATGTAGCAGCTTTGGTTTGATAGTATAGGTTAACGTAATTCATTTGTTTTAATCTATTCAGTGTGGCTATACCTAGACTGTTGCTCTCGACAGCTAATAGTGCGTTGTTAAAATAGCGACCCAAGTAGAACAGTATATCACCGAATACAGAAGGATCAATGTAATTATCTCTGAATAATGCACAAACTTCCCTCTCTTTATTAAGTACCACTGCGGTGGAATAGTCTTGACCTACCCCAAGCGATACATCTGCTCCTATTATGAATCTATCTTCAAACTTTGGAGCTCTCCACATCTCAAGGTGACCATTTTTATTATCTTCGAAGTAAGAACTCTCATAATCAAAGGCTCTTATATAATCTGGTGCTTTAACCTCATACATTTGTACTATTTCTTGGTCAAAAACACTGTTACCTGTGACTAGAAAAGCTTCTTCGGCACTGGCTGGGTACTCTTGTATAAACTTTTTCTCCCCACTCTCAGCTATTTTTAGCCTTCTCCAGTACAGTTGGTCATTATCTAGTGAATAGTTCTCAACGAGATCCTCTTCTTCGTCTGTTAGTTCGAATCCTTCGGGAGCTTCCCTACGATATTCTGGAGTTATATACCAAGGTAGAAAAATAGGTACGTATTCGTTCTCACCGTTCATCGCCCCCTGAAACAGTCTAAAGAATTCGCCACTCGCTCCGTTAGCTGTGCTCTCTAGAATAACTTCCGTCTCATTTTCTTGGCTTATTCCCTGAAAAAGTCCTGCAAGGATCTGTTCATCGAATTGCCAAAAGGCGACTTCTGATAAATGTGCGATGGTCGGAGTCGTTCCTCGACCTGCTTCCTTAGCACCAGCAGTGTATAACCTGTAACCGCTCTTATTATGCTCGAATAATATCTCTTTAGCGTTACTCTTTTGTAGAGTTGGGGGTTCTTCCATGTTATCAATGATGTTTCGACTCATATTGAATAGTGCATCTGAAGTGGCACTGTCATGTGCCATAACGACAGATCGAGTATAGGGAGTGAAGTATGTTTTCCAGAATACTCTCGCTGCACAATAGGTCGATATGCCTTGTTGTCTCGCTTTTAAGACAATGGCTCTGACTTTACCTGTCTTGGCTAGCTGAGCTTCTAATTGTTCGTTGATAGAGACTTGAGCTGAGTTAAATATGAATGGTACAAAGCCTTGTGAGGCGTTTTTAGTTATGATTCTTATTTGTTCTTTGGCGAATAGTTCAAAGTCTGACTTGTATTGCTCTTTCTTTTTTCGCTTAAATAATTCTTTTGCTAATTCTAGCTTTCTTTTGTTATCCAATTTGGCATCCCCCTTGTCCTCTATAGAGATTTTCCTATAAGGTGGTGTTTAGTCTTTGTTTATGAATAAAAAAGATGTGAAGCGGTGTTGTACCCCTTTCTGGGTCTTCGCTCCCCCCTGTTTCTTTCTGGGGTTTCTCTGGCTTTGGCTTTTGCCTCTGCTTCCTTTTCCTTTTTCTTTGGAGGTCGTTATGGCTTATACTTGGACACAACCAAACACGATTGATAAATACGAACTCGATGATAACTATGTCATCGTTACCTTAGACACCAATCATAAGCTGCGTTGCAAGAAAGCTTTGCTTAAGCCTAGCGACTACGCCTTCTTCTATGCCTCAATTAAATCAAAGACACCAGTAAAGTTTGGTGCGTTCGTTCCTTGGAATCCATACGAATGGTTTATCACATGGGAATCAGTAGAATTTAAGACTGAACATGTAATAGTAAATGCTAATAGGAACAAAGAACTAATTAAGAGTGCAATTAAATGGGCAAGCAAGCACCTTGAGCTTAATAAGTATGAGGTTGAAAAGGCATTAATTGTATCAGTAGGTCCATTTGCGAAAGGAGCAGGAACACTAGGCTATGCAAAGACAATGAGTAAAGAAACAACACATACTCGAGATAGCATAAAAGTAACTAAGTATACTGGATTTATTGCTATTAAGGAAGATCAACTTATCTCGGATGTGATAAGAACATTATTCCACGAATTAGTTCACTTTAAGCAATACATATCAGGTGAATTAATGGGTAACACATGGATGGGTCAAGAAATCGATACGACAAAAGTACCTTATGCATTATTACCGTGGGAAGTAGAAGCATGGTCAAGAATGGACATTATGCTTGAACAGTACCTACGTGAGGTACAATAAGTGTTCTGTAATTAGACTCGAAAGGAGGTGATCCAATGGTCTATTACGTACTACCAGACGGAACTGTGCATTTCGTCAATCCTATCAATAGATAGAACCGAAACATCCCTCTACGGAGGGGTGTCTGTACAAGCTGGTTACTTGTGCACTGATGAGACAAACCAAACAGAAAGGAGCTGTTATGAAAATAACAACTGTAGTCGATGTGAAGACTTTAAACTCACTAAACGAAGAAGAGAAGCTCGAAGCCTTTGCTAAGGTCAACAGCAAAGACCTTGAGACACTCATCCACTATGCTCAAGTCGAACTACAAGAAAGAGCACTTGTGGAACAAGCCTACGAAGACGACCTTCTAGGTAAACAAACAGCCAAAGAAAGAACAGCAGCATGGAAAGGAGGCTTATAATGAAGGATCTAAGATTCTATGATATCAATAAATTAACAACTCAAGAAAGGAGAGAGCAAATGAAAGAATGGGCAGATGATGCGGTTATTCATAACCTATACGTTTCAGAGTGTGAAGAAAAGTTTCAAAGATATTACACTGATTATCTGATTAATATAGGAAGACAAGACTTAATTGATATTGAAAGAAAGGAGTCATCATGAGAAAATATATTGTACTCAAAGATGGAACTATACAGTTCTTAAACTAAAGCCGAAACACCTTGAAAGGAGGTGTCATTGTGGTGTGAGAGACCACGATCCGATGAGGTATCTCAACTTAACGTTCTATGAAAGGAACTACTATGACTACACAAAACAAAAGCTCTGTTATCCGTAATGTTAACTTTTACTATGCTAAGCTAGATAAGCCTGTATCACCATTCGGTACAGAGATCTACGACTTACAAGTGAGATTTCCTAAAGAGAGAATTGAGGAGATGTCTGCTTATGGTAAGGTTAGACAAGTAGAAGATGGTAACTACGCCATTAACATTACTAGAAAGGCTAAGAATGCTAAGGGTCAGAAGACTCCAGTAAGAATTGTCGACAGTAATAAGAACCAGATAAAGGATCTTATAGGCAATGGATCATTTGGTAACATTATAGTGTACCAATACGACTGGGCTGTATCAGGAAGGACTGGTAGAAAGACAGTATTAATAGCAGTACAAGTTACAGATCTTATCAAGTATGTACCAGAGACAGAGGTAGACTTTGATATACTAGAACCAGTGGCTAATAAGGAAGAAACAGTATCATCTGACTTCTAAATAACACTAGGGGGGATACTTAACGGTATCCTCCTTTCTTTTTAAAAACACATTGGAGTAACACATGGAATTATTAGGACTTATAGCGTTAATATGGATAATACTTAGAGTAATTGGTAGATACAGGGAGAATTAAAAAAATAAAATGACATATAATAACACTCTAAGCACCTCTAAAGTAACCTCTAAGGCTACCTTTCAGGTAACTTCTAGGTTCTTACGAGGGAAAATCGGTGCGAGGGTACTGTGAATGTCATTGAAAGGAGAACATTCAATGGAAATACTACTATTTATTCTAATATTAATTCTATATATCTGGTGGAGGTCTTAATGAGCCTAATATTAACACTCATGGGTCTCCTCTGGCTCACCTTTATAGTAACCTTAATATACATATGGAGTCGATCTTGAATAACATAACAATAAAACACGAAGGCGTTAACTATCACCTTGAGCAATTACTTTGGGCTTGGAAGAGAGACCTCGAAGTAGACGTTAACCTATACTCCTTCAGTCACCAAATAGAAATGCTCGGTGAAGTCAAGCGTATACT